ATGTCTAATCTACAAGAATCTAAAAATGATCTTAAGGACCTTAAAGTCGAAGACAACAATGTCCAAAATGAAAACGAACACAACGAAAATGAACGTAAAGAAAACGAACGTAATGAAAATGAAGATTTAAATAAACAAACTGGTGGTGCTAAAAAAAGACGTTCTAAGAAAGCCAAAAAAACATCCAAAAAGACCTCAAAGAAATCCTCTAAGAAGGGCTCTAAAAAGATGATGGGTGGTGCTAAGAGAAGAGGTGCTAAGAAAGCTTCCAAAAAGTCTTCTAAAAAGACTTCAAAAAAGTCTTCAAAAAAATCCTCCAAAAAGGCTTCTAGAAAATAAATATTTTAATTATTTAGTTTAACTAAAAAAATTGATAATTATTATTAATTATATAATTAATAATTATATACCCTTAAAATGAACTTTTCTTTTGACTTTGTTAATTTTTTAGAAACAAATGATGAAGCTAATATAATAAAAGATGATTATGATAATACTACTACTGAAAAATATAGAACTATGAGATTATATAAAATTGATCCTATAATGAATGAAGAAATACCTAAACACCTCATATTCGATTTTAAATATAAATGGAATCCAATAACTGGAATTCGTACAGAAATTGATGAAATGGGACCTCTATGTTTTAATGCTTGGAACCTATATCAATACTATTATCAAAATAGATATAATGGTATATGGTATCCTCCCAAAGAACAATTTCAGGGATATTATGGTGATTTGTTAGGTTGTGGAACTGATATGATAGTTAATGGTAAACCTTGTTCAGAAAAATATCTTTATAGGTTACCAATTATTGATTGTTATCTTAAAAAATCTCATAATCATTCTATTATAACTATGGGTCCTGTTCTGACTGATGAAGAAATTGACAATATAGATAAAATTATAAGTAATTTAAGAAAAAATAAACCCACTTTAAAAACTTTAAAAGAATATTATGACCAAGCTTTAAATAGTTATCCCGATATTACTGAATTAAAAAAATCTCATCCTAATCTATCTGATAGAGAACTTAAAGATAAATATAATAGAATGTATGTAGATAAATTAGTAAGTATGTCTAAATATTAAAAAAATTGATTTTTATATTTTATATGTTATAAAGCAATATATAAATTTAAAATAACAATAGTAATGAAAGCTTCTATTAAAATATTAAAAAAGGATGGTTTGGTTGTAATGTCAAATATATGGAACGATAGTATTAGTGACAGAAAAATTTTTGAAAAAATTGCAGAACATAAACCACATACATTATTGTTAAGCCATTTAGATGGAAATGCCATGTTTTATTACATTCATAAAAGCCATTTTCCTACAGTTAAAAGAGTTATTTATTTTGAAGGATATAAACCTCAAGATGTTGACGGGTTGTATGGATTTGAAGAATGTTTGGTTTATAGGTTCAATGAACATTTCGCTGGTAAAAATTTCATTTTTATGACTAAAAAAGAAAAAGAACATTATGAAAATATAATAAATAAAGTTATACCAAAAGAGGATTCACAAAATTCGTTGTGTATTGCAACAACAGGAAATGCAAGGGATTATTTTGATTACATAAAAACCAATCCAACTTTTGAAGTAATTGAAGAATAATTTTTTTATTTATTTAAAATTTAATAAAAATAATTTTTAAACAAGTTTTTTATAAAAATTTAAAATTCAGGAATAAATACTTCGGTATCGACTTCTTGTTTACTTTGAGTTGGAACAATGTCATCGAATGTCTTGTTGTATAATTGACCAATATCTACAGTATATTCTGAATTTTCTAACAAGTCTCTATCTAATACCAAATTACAAAGACCTGTTCCACCTTTGATACAAAGACCTGCCATAATTCTTGAAGATACAGATTTCATATGATCTATTTCATTGAATACTGCTGCAGTAATTAATTGTTCTACTGATTTTTCAAATGAAGCTCTGGCTAATGGATCAGTATCCAATTTGTTTAAACCATGTCTATCAATTGATGTTAAAGTTCCAACATTAGTCATTAAATCACCAAATATAGATATATGTTGGTGATTGACTGGTGAACCATTTGCCGAGAACACATTTGTAATTTCTTTAATAATTAAATTTCTAGCGGCTTCGATTCCAAACATTTCATAAGTCATAATTATATCATTACAATAAGTTCTGGTTAAATCTACTCCAATTATATTTCTAATATCAGACATATTTATACCATTGGTTATAATTATATTTTCTGTATTTTTAGTCTCTAAATCTCCATTTGGATTATCAAAAGTAATCATTCTTGCTTCTGATTCAGTTCCTTCTACAACATCTTGAATGTCAGTAAGTCCTTTTAATTTAAATTCATCAATAAACATATCCATAAAATCAATCAATGTTGAGGAATTGTAATTAGTCATATCAAATCTAACATGCATAATAGGAATTGTATCATTCTCTGAATTTGTTAAAACTGCTAATTGAGTAATCTTATCAAGTATTTGTCTTTTTTCTCGCTTCATACCTTTTACATCTTGATAACGTTTTTCCCATTCTACACAGAACTTACTCTTAATATCCAACAAAGTTACTTCTTTATTCATTAATTTTTCTTTGTCAAATTCTATTCTCATTAACCAAGGAAGTCCGTCTACTTTGTTTAAACAACAAGATTTAGATTGCTGGAATGCATAGAATATGTTGTATACATTGTCCTTTTCCATAAAACTACCTTTTTCATAAGGTTTATCATCATAGAAAATATCAATCTTTGTTCTTAAATCTTTAATTGTTGTGAATTTAATGTGAGATCTAATTTTTTTTGCAAAGTCTTTCTTTACTCTATGTTCCTTATCCAAATAAACCATCATAATTGGTGCTTTTAAATTTTTAGATAATGAAAATACTTCTTGAATGCGTGGCACACCTGCATTCATACCTAGACCTGTATGATGGAAACTATCTCTCATACATAATCCGTTAGCCATTATAAAGTTTTGTGTTTCTTCAATTGTAAAGTCATAAACATATGTATTAGATGGTTTTACTTCTTCAATTGATATTATTTCGTCAAAATAAACATCGTTGTTGAGAATTGTATTAATTATTTTCTTGTCTGTTACTGAAATATTAATTTCTAACAATTCTTTTAATTTATCTCTTCTGAAACGAGTTTCTTTAATTGTTTCCAATTTGACAGAGGGATAAATATCATAATAACCATTATCAAACTTAAATTCTTTTTCACAGATATTTTTTATCAAAAGATTTTTTTTATTATCAGTTAAATTAATATTTTGTGAAAATTTTATAATATTGTTATTCCTTATCATCAATGAAAATGTTTGATGTATTACTTTAGAATTTAAATTATTTGTTAGTTGTAATTTATTAGTCGACATTTTAGCAATAATTCCAAATTTTGTTAATAAAACATTAATTCCCACAAGTAAATTTTTAGAAACTGAAGTAACAGAAATATATTTACGTCTTCCTACATTTTGCACATTTCCATCACCGCTAATATAACCATCTAATAGTCCCTTAATAAAGTTTAAATTTGAATTAAATGCAAAGTCCGGAACATATTTACCATATGAATATTTACCACATATATCCTTAATTACTTTTACTAACATGTTAGAATGAATTCTAATTTCATATCCATCTGTAGTAGCCATTTTTGTTTTTTCTTTGGGTTTGCAAACTTCGTGATAACCCAAACTATATTTATTGCAAAAAGTTGCGATTCTATCTCTATAATCTTTGTTGTTATTAGATATAGATATTTGTGTCTTTGTGATGCAACCTTCTGCCAAATAGGCACCAACTAAAAATCCAAAATCATTATCTAATTTAATTTTTTCAGGTATATGTGTGTTTACACGTGATTTTTTTGGATAAATACAATTTTCTCTATAATCAAAATTATTATCAATCACTACTTTTAAGGAATCTTGGCGTGAATATGGAACTATAAAATCTTTTCCAATATAATTTTTAAACCATTCACGATTTCCTTCACTTAAATTTTTAATTTTAAGTTCTTTTGCTTTTACAATCTCACTACCATAAATATATTCATTTTTCGGAAAATATTTTGTGATATCTAGTTCTTCCAGTGTATAGCTATTATCATAGTTTTTCATAATAGGCAAATAATCTCCAACTTTAATTTCATCACCTCTTATCGGTAATACTTTATTGTCTTTTTGTGTGAGGAAAGATTTTCCTTTTGTAGCTATTACAGTTTTACCCATTCTGGTTGTTACTTTTATCAAAGTATCAGAACCATCTTTGTTAATTGGTAAATGTTTAGTAAATGCTTCAATCTTCTTCCATGAAATTTTACCATCTTCATTTACTGATTGTATGTAATAATTTTTATCTTTACTATCTAAATAATAAATACCTTTCATGTTATTTTCTAAGTTATCACCCATTTGAACAACTGACTCTTTTTCTTTTTCCATTGTTTCATCTATAAATTTACCAATTGGAACAACTATATCTTTATTTAATTTAATGTCTCTCACAAGTATTTCCTCTTTCCAATCAACACTATTTAATACCATTTGTGTAACAGGTTCTCCTAAACTTTGTGCACCTAAAATACCAACCATCTCACCTGGCTCGACAACAGAACGATTGAAACTTGTTATAATTTGTTCTGCTATACTATCTATTTGTTTCTTTGTTAATTTATAAATTGTAATACATTTTTTAGGAGCAAGTGATTCATATAAAGCATATCTAAAAGCAGTCTTTGATAATTTGTCATCAATTGTTTTAGGACATTTTGGATTTTTCATTTCATCTTCAGTCATACTATATAATCTACATTGGTCAGGTAGTAATATATGTTCAATCATATTAATAATGTATTCGGGTTCATTTAATACTGCCTCTTTACTTGTTTCACTTTTAACACTATCAACTATACGATTAATATTGACTGGAAACATATAGTTTGAATTTAATGCTAAATAATTAAATGTTGCTTTAATTTGACTATCTCTTAAATGATCACGCATTTTTAACATATCTTTGTAAAATGCTTCATTTTCTTTTTCACCAAAGTTCTTAAGATTTTTAAGTTCATCTTTGGTAAATTTAAATTTGTCTGCAACTTCTGCATTATTCATATCCATTATTTTAAATTTGTAATCGTATTGTCTTACGGTATCAATACCTGAATCACCATAAATGAATTGTTGAATTCTATCTACTGCATTTCTTACTGTTCCATCGTATTTAATCATAAAGTCCTCTGTTGCTTTAATAAATTTACGTTGTAGATAACCACTAGAAGCTGTTTTAAGGGCTTGGTCTATGAGGCCTTCACGTCCTGCAACGTGATGGAAAATAAATTCACTTAAATTTATACCATTTAAATATGAACCTTCAATAAAACCTCTTGCTTCTGCACTATCATCATTTTTGAAAAAATATGGTAAAGTTCTATCATTATAACTTTTAGGCATACGACTTCCTTGGAAATCTTGATTTCCTACACATCCACACATTTGACCAATGTTCAATATTGAACCTTTTGAACCACATTCATTCATAATTTTTACATTATTGTTTGGTTTTAAATTGTTAAAAATTAATTTACCAATATCATCACGAATAATATCTAATTTCTGTTTAATACTTGTTTCAAATAACTCTTCATCTAAAATATCTGGGTTATTTTCGTATTCAGAAATATCGTGTTTAACTTCTGTCTTTTTTGTTTGGAAAACTTGATACATACGTTGAATTAAATCATAACTTACATCTAAATCACCTACACCTACTGTCATACCATGGAATAAGTTAAAGTTATTCACTAATCTTGTAATATTATCTAAAATATTTACACATCCTTCAACTCCGTATTCATCTAATACTAATTGAACTAAATTGTTTTTCTTTTTTGCACCTATAACTGCATCAACAATACGACCATCCATTATCTCTCCATTTTTTATTGATATAACAGTTTTAGTAGCATCACCTTTAAACATATTAATTTTTTTAGGAATGATTGTTGAATAAACTTCTTTTCCTGGATAAATTTTATCTTTAGCTAATATTGCATAGTTATCCATTTTTGTTGCAGACAACATATTCATAGCTGTTCTCCAATCTAAACTTAAATTTTCTGCTGTCATATTAAATGAACCAACTAATGCATCTTCTTTAATTGCAATAATTGGTGCTGATGACTGCGGAGTCAATATTTGATATTTTACATCCGCAATTCTCTCCAATTCTATTTGTGCTTGGACACATTGCGGAGCTAACATGTTCATTTCCTAGACCATAATAAACCATAGATTTAATAAATTTTATTAGTTTTAATAAAATCCTTAGGTATATTATGGTTCAGTCTTTCTTTCAAAAGACAATTGGACTTTACCTTAAGCCGTATCAAGTTGATTAGACTATCATTTACGACCGATAACTGTCAAGTCTCTGAACCCCAACCATATCCTATCATAGTTAATTTTTATGTTTATTTGGACTTAGGTCAGTGGCTGCGGGTCATCCATTAATCCTTTCGAATTATCACTACAATTTTTACTTTACAAGTTATTACACTTATACAAGCCATTATGCTTGTCCCTATTTACTTTTCAATAAATAGTTAGTATGTAGTGCTTTAGGACTTTCCCGAACAATTTAGTTATCTCGCCTACTTGGTATTTAATATTTTATCAAAACAAGTAAACTAGCAAGTTATATTTAAGCTATTCTTACAATGTTTACCCCGTCAAGTCTGAATAGCAACTTAACAGGCATCTTGCTGTTGGGGACAAAATAAACAATCCCCATCAAACCTTTATACCAAATTCAGTTAGACATTTCTTTCTAACATCATTATTTTTTGCATATTTTATTTAATTCATTTAGCAAACACGGATTTCCCGTGGGAGTGGACTATACCTTAAGCCGTATCAAGTTGATTAGACCATCATTTACGACCGATAGCAACGTAGTCTCTGAAGCCTCTACCATATTCTATCATATTTAATTTAATTCATTTCGAACTTAGGTAAATGCCTGCGGATTTTCCATTTCATAGTTATAAATAATTATAAACTATTTCATTTCTCAAGTTTTTACTATACCCAAATATTTTCATATTGGCCATCAATTAATTTTCATTAATCAACTTAGTATTGAGAACTTTAGGAGTTTCCCGCAAATCACTATCTCGCCTAGATTGTTAATTTAACAAACTAAACTAGCAGGTAACACAAAGCCTGCTGTTGCTGACAATGATTTATCAGCGTTGTAGGGTGCTACAACATTTGGATTTAATCTAAAAGTACAATATTCTGGATTATCAATAATCCTTGCTCTATGACCCATCATAGATTGTTTATGTAATGTAGGTTGACGATTGAACAAAACCATATCGCCATTTTTCATATGTCTTTCTACTACATCACCATATCTTAATTCTATCTTTTCCTTTCTGAAACGTAAATCAATTGGAAGTTTAGATGATTCACCTGTTGAAACTGGTATAACGAAGTTTGCACCAGGATGTTTTTCTCTTCCATTTCTTACCAGTTTTTCTAAATGATCCTTATTATAAGGTGTTACTATTTCAGGGAATGTTATATTTTTAGCTATTGCTATAGGTACACCAAGTTCATTAATACTTAAAGTTGGGTCTGGTGTAATGACAGTACGAGCGCTATAATCAGTTCTCTTCGAATCGTTATCTTCAACCATAGTTTATAATTATATATTTGAATGCATAATTTAAACCTTAGGTCAAGGGCGATAACTACAATTTGGATAAATATTTAATTTTAATCAAATCCAAACCCAAATAAACAAGAATTTTATCACTTATATTTTTCATTAATCAAGTTTATTTGGAGACCGTGTCACCACAGTCTGGACTATACCTTAAGCCTAATAAATATATTAGACCCATTACCGTCTAGTCTCTGAACCTTCTCCATGCAATTAATAAATTTCATTCGTTTAAAACAGTTATTAATTATTTATCTTCAATAATAATTGTTTAGGAGCTTGGCTGCGGATTGTCTAATACTAGTTTCCTAGTTCGTTATGATAGTTTTTACATCAGAATTTAATATGCTATTTTTATATTCAATGGCTTTTTCAAATAATTCTTCCAGTGGTTTATTCAAAGATTGAAAAGTTCTTGCATGCATTTTTTTGTTCTTCATAACAAAAACTTTATATCCAATAATTTTTAAATCTTTATAAACTGCACTGATATTTTTCGGTAAATCATTACCTCTATTGTATTTATTTATATTTTCATCAGTAATAGATGAATTTTTAATTGCTTCAAGAAATTCTTTGGCCATTACATAATTTTCTTCAGGTGTATTTGATGTTTTAGTAAAATATTTGGTTCTTCTAACTCCTTTTTCTTTTCTATCAACGATATAACCAACTATAATATTATTTTTACTATATGGTTTAATATTCATTATGTGATTTTTCTGTTGTTTAGATGAAATTTTTAATCTAGTTTCTTCATCAGTATTAACAATAGATCTACCACCTCCACCTAATGCAATATTATAACCATATTTATCATCTGTTGAATTATATTCTTTGATATATTTTGTTTCATTGGTATCAACTTCATTTAAAGGACATTCCAATAATAATTCTATTTTGAAATTGTCTTTACCATATTTTCTAATTGCATTATAAAATCTTGGGCAATCATTTTGTTTACTTTTAGAAAATGCTGATACTATATGATTTTGAAATCTCATTTGATATCCAAAAGGAGTTGATTGGTAAAATTTTTTTGTTTTACCAATGTATACTTTACCATTAACAATATTTGTAATTTTATAAATTTCACCTGTATTCTCCATTAATAATAATTATTAACGAAATTTTAAGCATATTTATTTTTTTGCACGAATTTCTCCGTGGTTTCACAATACCTTTCGTATATTGTGTTTGTATATCATAACTATTGGTTTCCCAAATTAGAGGTTCCCGCAATTTGGCAATGTCGCTAGATTTTTATATTTAATTTTTATCATAAATCTAACTAGATGTTTATATACTATTTCTAGGATGTATTTATACTGTTTTCCCTGTATGGTGATACATCAACCACACAGGCAGACACCTATTATGAGCAAGATATTGTTTCGACCCTAGTGAAACAGTTTACCCATTAAATTATTACGAATACGTCCTTCCTTACCTTTTAAACGTGAACTTAGACATTTCGTTGGTTGTCCTTTTTGAACTGATTGGGGCAAGTCTAATGATTCATTATCATAATAAGTAGCAATATGGTATTGTAAATAACTTATATGATCTTGAAAATATTTAATAGTATTCTCGTTCATATTTTCTTTATGTTTCATTAATCTCAAATTTGCTTTTAGAATTTCAGCAAGTTTACCTGTAAGTTGGTCTTCACGTGTCACCGATGATGAAAAATCACCACGAACAGAAGGTCTAACTGGAACTGGAGGAACTGCAAATGTTGAATGAATTAAATCTTCTGGTCTTGTCTTTGTTGGATCTAATCCCATAATCCAACAATCTTCATCACTTATATTCTTCAATATATTATATGCCTTATCTGAGGTTATATCTTCTCTCAAAGGTTTTTTATCAGGATTTTCTTCAGTTGCATTATTTGTTTGATATTCTGCAATTATATTAACGACTGCAGTAGATTTACGAATATCTTTTTTTATTTTTGGAATTGGAGCACCGCATCCATAATTTTGTTTTTGACAATGTGTAACATTCTTTACCAAGTTTTTTAATTCGGCCAATCTATTTTTACCTTTTTTGTTTTTTAATAGTTCAATCAATTCATCTTCATTCTTGTAAACCAGTAATTTTGAACATCTTGGACATACACATTTTATAAATCCTAAAACATAATCGTAAAAACCCATATGATAAACTTTTTCAGCTAAATCTATGTGACCAAAATGTCCTGGACAAAAATTAGTTCCTAAACCACATTTTGTACATTCCAAATCATTATTTGTTATACCCATGCGTTGGTCAATTAAACCACCCTTTTTGGGTTCTGTATTGTCATATAAATCTGCTACCATTAATCCTGGTGTATCTTTGCCTAAAGCCGACATATTCTTTATTTCCTTATTACCTAAAACTGTAAATTCTATCATATCTATCTTGCTTGTTTTTTCATTGTATCTATGTAAAT